CCAAGCGCTTGCGATCGGACGAGTTTCAGTTGAAGGACAGAAAACGAAGTTCATCAGAACTAAGGACTCTGTAACTTCGCAATTAACAGATTTCGTGAAAATATCTCAATTAAATATGAGTGTTTCATTAGCTCGAAAAGGAGATTGTGGAGGATTGATCCTTTCGTACAGAGATCGATATCAATCAAAAATTATCGGCTTTCACTGCGGCGGCACAGCTTCGAACTGGTACGCTGCTATTCTTCGTAAAGAAGACATCCGGTTGTTTACTCAACACGGAGCGGAAGAAGACTCTTTCCGCAAGCTGATAGTGGATGGTTTACCAACAGATCTCCCACATGGACCGCAATGTACTTTTCTCGGAAAGTATAAGTTCAAGACGAAACCAGCTGGTAATAAGTCTTTAACTCATTGGAAATATAGTCCTTTCCACGAACAATTTGAAGAACAACTTCAACCAGGACCTCTCGACGGTAATGATCCGAGAATAAAGATTGAGGTTCCTAGAAATGGACTTGGAGAAAAGAGTTTGTTACTCATACCTAATAGTGTGATGTGCTCTGATCTTCCTCCGATGGATAAAGACGTCCTCGCTTTATGCGTTGAACAGCTTACCACTGAAATGACCAATAAGATCGGTCATATAAAAACAACTCCGTCTGATATGGAAAGTCTTCTCGAACTTGGTCTAAATGGCGATCGAGAGAATTCATTCTGTACTGGTATGGAGCTTGATAAAGCAAGCGGTTTGCCGTGGAATGAAATCCCTGGTTGTTCGAAAAAGAAACACTTTTTGCGAAATGATGATGGGTTTATCTCGTTCATAGATGATGTGAATGGGATGCGCCTTAAAAACAGAGTAATCAAAAAGTTACTTAGTTCTAATCAGGGAGAGAGACTTGTGTCTCTTAGCAACTCAAAATTGAAAGATGCTGTCATTAAACTTTCAGCTATTGAAAATGCGAAAACACGTGTATTTCACTGCATCCCCGTGGATAAAGTAATATGCGATGCGGCATTGTTTGGAAATTTCAAAGAAGCTTATTCTCAAGCTTTCTTGAAATTGAACCACGCTATTGGAGTCAATCCTCATTCATTACAATGGAGAGCGATTTATGAACATCTGAATCGCCATCCTAATGTATTTGATATGGATTTTTCCAACTATGATAAACATCTCATAGTGAATTAATGCACGCCGCATTTTCAATAATTAGAAAGGTTATAACAGCCAGAGCTCCCGATGACTGGGACACCGCTCGATCGATTCTTGAATTAGAATCAATTAAGACATATGTTGTCGATTATGATACAGTCTATATGACAGAAAGAGGTAACAAGAGTGGAGAATATCTAACCACTGTTATCAATTGTATTTGTAACGATATTTTGTCTTATTATACCTGGATTAAGACCACAGGTATTGACGATTTGAGCGAGTTCCGGAACAATGTTTCTGGAGTGAGTTTTGGAGACGATAAGATCGAGTCTGTCTCTGATGAGTATGCAGAGAAATATAACTATTTCACTGCAAAAGAAGTTATGAGTTCCATTGGACACATCATAACGCCTGGAGCTAAAGATGGAGTAGAACGTAAATTTTGCCCCATCGATCAAGCTCAATTCCTCAAAAGGGGGATCGTAGAGTGGGAAAACTTAACTGTCGCACCGCTCTTGCAAAGATCCATCGAATCCCCTTTTGTGTGGACACAAATTGACGTAGCGGAACACGAGATTTGGTATAATCTTACTGAGCAGACAATGTTTGAAGCACTGTTGCACGGTAAAGACTACTACGACGAATTTCGTGCGAAACTAGGGAAATGCAATGACGAGAATCTCAGAGGAGCTTTAGCTTCTTTATTAAGCGTTAACTACGAAGTAGCAAAGCGCAAGTATCTATCAAGATATTATCAAAATAATTCTCATCTATGTATTTCGGAGAAATAATTGTATTAGCTATCACTATAATCTGTTTATATGGATTATATGGTGCATGTATTGAGTTGATCAGACGCAATCAAGAATCGATAAGATTTGTTATCCAGGAAGAAGATGAGCACCCAAATAGGTGATTTGATTTTTGAATCTGGAAAAACTCTTTTTGAGATTTTAGACGCGCTTGATGTACCTCAAGTATCATCACAGTTAGATGCAGTAAATGTGCGAATTGATGAAGTCAACGATCAGCTTAGGCAACTAGGTGCCATTGTTGATACTAATCAAGCTAATTCGAACGCATCTTTTATCGCGGTTAATACTCGGTTAGATGATCTGAATACGGAAGTTACTGCTTTAAATCTAGCAGTTGCTCCCTTATCAATTCAAGTTACGAATTTAGAGCAAGAAGTGGCGACACTCTCAGCAGCGGTTCTTCCGTTGGAAACATTGGTTTCTGATTTAGAAAATCAAGTTATTGCTCTGACAGCTAATGTCACTCACTTGACAAATCTAGTTAGCAGCTATGAATCTAGGATAACATCTCTAGAATCTCGTGTGACAAACTTGTCACTACAAGTAGATACGTTAGCTGCCCGAATTTTTACGGTAGAACTAGATGCTCCGCGTAGCCAACAGCTTCATCTTGGGAATCAGTATATCTTTTCCTATAGGACTGGTGGTGTACCTGGCACAACATTCTTTTATAGAATTACATATTCTGGACCTACAACTACCAGGATACTTGCTGCCACAGGTTATTCTGCCAATGTCTTAAGTTCTCAAGAAGGAACTTCGACTGAAAGAACGGTTTGGTTAGCTGCCCCTTTTGATCTATTCTCAGTAAATGGAAGGTTTAATTACCCGATGATACAAGGCCCATGCCGATTGTCGTTCACGGTAAATAATACTAATCCTATAGATGGATATATTACAATGCCTTAAATATGAATTCGACCCAAGAAATCAAGATTCATGATATGCCTCGCTGCTTACGTAGTGGGTTTACCGCACTGCCCCGAGTGGGTAGAGATCCTTCATTGGATGATGGAAATATTATTTCCGAAGTTGGAGAACCAATCTACATTCGCACGCCAGTGTGTCATGATGATTTCCAAGCTTATCCTCTTCGTAAGAAGAGAAATGTTAAACTTCCGATGCATGTTTTTGGAAAAGCTGATTTTGGTAGTGCTTTTGCAGCTCTCCTTCCACGGACGGTTGCTTTGCCCGCTATAGGAACAGCTATTGTTTTACAACCAAGAGTCACACCAGAGCAAGAAACTCTGATTAAACTCTATAGAAATGTGCATGCAGATTTTATCTGGATCGTTCATATCCCTTCACCTTTGGGTGTAGGTGCTTTGGTAGAAGTTTTTGCTCCTGAGATAGATCTCAGAACAAAAACCCGTTCAGTTCGTTTCCGACCTGCAGGCTGCAATACAATTGCATTCTATGTCCCTTGGAGTAATGACCTTTCCATGGTTCCACACGATTCCGGTCGTATTGGACAAAGTGGAGGAGCTATTACTCTTAGAGTTGTTGAAGACAATACAACAGATCAGGTTAACACTCCGTTAACTGTAACTGTGTATCAGGCTTGCATAAACGTTCGCTGTAATACAAAGATCCCAGCGAGTACTGAATGGGCTGCCATCCCAGGGTTGGAATTTATTCCACAGCCTACTCCTGATCTTCAAGAAGATCGAGAACCCATTGAATTTCATGGAGGTGATGAACCAACTGTGGAAGTTCAAGCAGAGGGAGTTGGTGATGTTGCAGAACAAATCCAACTCGATTCAACACCAGCCACTGAGCTAGCTCCGGAAGCCGAAAGGCCGTCTGGAAAACCAAAAGTTCCATCTGATAGTAGATCAACTCGAAATCAAATTGGCTTACCATCCGCAAGGTGGTTTGAAGCCGGAGTTTTCACGATTGGAACTGACAACTTGTTGACATGGCAAAACTTGTCTGTTAATCCTTATAACCTTACTGGAAAAGGTGAGAATATAAGTAAACCCTACAGAAGAAATGTATGGGTTTCAGGATCAAACATTGCTGGTTATGTCAGAACAATGAGAGCGAAAATTGTGATTGCTCGTCCGCCATCAGTCTCAGGAGTTGTGGAGTTTCAGGATTCCAGAAATGATTCCTCTCGATATGTTGTCGAAATCGGTGGTAATAAAGAACTCGATTTAATACCGAGATATTTTGCTGGAGCACAAGCTCAAGCTAGACCTCGGTATTACAATAATCGGTTTCTGAGAACTGATGAAGCAGTGGTAGATTGGAGATATCGTGTCACTGGATTCAATCGAACATCTGAAACAGCTGATGTTAGTGTGCGCTTGCTTTATAAAGTAGGTAGTACTTATTTCGACGTTCCGACGAAACCGCGTCCCGAGACAAGTGTGTTGGGCTGGCTAGTAGAGCAGTTCAATGACTTTGTCGAGCAAAAAGACCTGCAAGTTCTTAATGATGAACCTATTGTTGGTTTCACGTACCACGGAGATGACGAAGGTAAAAATACTTTTGATACTTCCGATAAGGTTACCCCTTATGCTGGTATTGGATCCTACGAAGGTGAAATTAATGCGGGTGAAGCATTCGAAGAAGACATCGATCAGGATGACTTCGCGGTTGAGATCTGGAATGGTCTATTGCCTGTCGGTTCAATTGTAGCAGTACCGTTGAATCTTGCAGTAGCCCCAGATGAGTCAGGAACTGGAGGGATAAGTACTATCGCTCAAAAGTTCGAGCGTAATGCTCACATTGTTCCCACTGGTGAAGGAAACCTAGGTCCAAGTTTAGGTTACTATACCATCGAAACTCGTTTACCAACAACGATTAGTGGTCAAATCAGTCATGTAAGTCTCCCAGGAGATATGGTTGACGAAGCCGCTGCTTTCGCGTTTGGTTTAGGAGATATCCTTGGTATGGCGACTTCAGCTTTACAAGCTATAGGAGGTCCTACCATCAGTGCTGGAATTTCAGCTGGAAGAGCGATCTTCGATGTCATCAAAAACATTGGAGGTAAGCTCATCAAT